TCAAATTACGCGGCGTTTAAAATCCCCGTAAATGATATTATTTGTCGGTGAATCGCTTTTTTGCGTTACGAAATCTTGTACTTGTGTGGACATATAAGCTTCCATCTCCGGCGACGGCTTATCGTTGCGTATGTAGTGCGTATATACTTCGATAATCATACGTAAGTCACTATGGCCGACCTGCTTCATGATTTCCGTCGGCGGTACGTGCTGGTCAATGGCGTTCGTTATGTAGATATGCCGCGCCATATGCGGAGAAAACGGAACGGTTATTCCTGCTTCCTTCGCCATACGTACGAAGTACCGTTTCGAGTAGTTGTCGCCGTCAATCGGTTGTTTACCGTTCCGGCACGGAGCGAACCATTCTGACTTCGTCCTCGCGAATGCTTTTCGTAACGCAGGAACTAACTCTTTCGGGAAGTATACGCGCCGATACCGATATTTGTTCTTCAGGCCGCAGATATGGAAGCCGCCGTTCACGACGTCTTTCGACCAACTGCGTTGTACGTCGATATAACAGTCGTCCAGATTGAAGTCCGTTTTCTTCAGACCTAACGTTTCGCGGCGATCCAGACCGGTACAGAATTGCAGTATCACGGCGTAGGTCAGCGACAGCTTCGATTCACGTACGACGGCGGAGAACGTATCCAGTTGTTGTCTAGTTGGCATCTGGCGTTCTTTTTTGCGTTCTATCGGTTCGCCGTTCTTATACCGGGGTAGCGTTAAGCCATACGACGTGTCGCGGTCGATGTATCCGTTCATGACGGCCGCGCGGAACGTCGTCGTAAAGATTTGCTTTATCTGATGCTGACTGTTCTCCGATTCGTTCAGGAATAGCTGCAGATCGTCTGGAATGACGTCGCCGATACTGATATCGTTGAATACAGGGCGGATATGCCGCTCCAGAACGCCCAGTAGTTGTTGTTTCGTCGCTTCCTTGCAGTCACAGCGAGACTTCAGCAGCTTTTCTGCGTAATCGCACATGGTCGGTATCGACCGGTTCACGGTGACGCGCGTATAGTTGTAGGTTTTTACAGTACCATCTTTCGTAACGTAGTTGCGGCGTATATTTTGTACGCCGTTATTTTTTTTGTTTGTCATAGTATCAAATCCTTAGATACCGGTAACAATCCTGCTATTATTATCGCGTATTACGCATAGGAAAGCAACGTGCGTGCGTTATAAAGGGGCTAACGATATACCACCCGTAATGGACACATAACGTAAACACAAGCGCGCAGGCAGAGAAATCGAGAAATAATCTGATTTGCTTAAGTGACGCTTAAGATGCACTTTTGACGTACTTTTTTTGCGTTTGTGTTGACGCGCGCACCTATTTTATGATATGATAAAATAGGGTAATTATAAACTTTTTTATATACGAAAGAAGATGAAGACAATGGTGACGTATGAAGAAATGTGTTACGGTTATCTGGATATGTTCGTAAGAACTGATTCGCGCGTGCAGAAACTGGCCTTTATGTATGTGACGTGGCTTCGGTACGGCGACCAAGAATTGATACCGGTGGAAAGTATGATTGAAGATCTTGCCGAAACGATCTCAATTATCACGAACGCCGATAAATCGAAATTAGCCAGAGGACTTGCCGAAGTAGCCAAAGAAATGAAGAAATAGTATGAAAGTACGAAAACAACCGGGGTTTAGAGATTAATAGGTGGCGCCGCCTACTCTTTCTTTACCCCGGTTCACTTTCTTAGAATCTACGGAACTTAAATTATAAATCTAGAATAAATTTTTATTTTTCTTCGGTATAAGACATAAGAATAGGTAATGTATTATCGGAAGACAAAAACGGCGCGACTTATATCTTTTCAAGACCGTCACGTACTTTTTATCTTACACAGCTTCGCGAGTTATACTTATATATATATAAAACTCGCAGAAATTCGACAAAAAATAGCCTATAAACGTGATAACTAAGCCGTTTGTAGCACTTTAAGCCCAGGGTACATTTACCTGCACTTTTTGAACGGAATATGTAGGTAAATGTACCCTCACTAGGAAGGATGATTAGATGGAAGAATTAGAAAGATACCGGAGCTTCGTACATGAATGTGGATACGAACACGGTGGCAGATATGTCGATATGTTAGGTAATACAGATTATGAGACTGGCGATATTTACTACGGAAGATATAAAGTCGTGACGACGATGGACGAATTCATGGAAGCCGCCGGATTCAAGACGGAACGTACGGCCGTGAAGATGTACAAGCAGTTGATAAAGCACGGACTTCTTACGCGCGACTTCAAGATGACGAATATCAACAGAAGACAATACGATATGATTCGTAACTTAATATGTTTTTTATCGAAAGGGGATAATTAGATGATGATAGATTCTTCAGTTACAAAGATTACGGTTGCACACGGAATGGTTCGCGAAGAAAAGCATGAACTGTTTAACGTAAATAATAAACGATATAAGTTATGGCCGCGTCGTAGCCGCGTCAGTTCTATATCGACGCCAAAAGCATTATGTCGATGGATTTCAACGCGACGGAAAAAGGACGCATCATGGATCTTATCGCTTCTATCGACGCCAATAATTACGTCTGCGTATACGATAAACATAAACACATGAAAGTACCGGCTAGTTCGCTCGCTCAGATTTACTCTATTTGCGAATTCAACGGTAAATCGCGTTCTTCTTCCGATTTCGTGAATAAGCTGATAAAAATGAACATCTTAGCTAAATTCGTAGGTAAAATGGGTAGCGATAAAGTGACGCGTTTCTTCTTGAATCCGCTGATTGCTATCGGTAACGGAAGCAGCACGCTTTCTCTTACGTGCTACTGGATGTTCAAAGACATCATCGATAAGCATATCTCACCGGAAGAAGCTGCTGAACTTACGTATTACTACAACGTGTGTTATTTTGGATTGGAACCGGAAGAATCAATCGACGTAGATATCATATCGGATGAAGACCAGGAAGCTTTTGACGCCAAAATGTCGAAAATACTGAATGTTACGACAAAAGAAGCCGGCGCCGACAAATTAAGTATTTTCAATGAATACGTACTGAACGGTAAACCAGAACTGTACAGTATCAACGACGGACGCTGTAACCGTATAGATAGTCCTGAAGACGCCGACGATACGAATGTATTTTATTTGCTGAACCAGTCTAACGGCAATTCGCGTAAATCAGAAGATATCGTTAAGCTTACGAATATCGCGTACGACATCGATTTAGGCGATACGGATACCGGCGCGAAATACGCCGCGAAGAAAATCGTCAAGGAACGCAAGAAAGCTTTCATGGATACTATGTTTAAACAGTTACCTACTCCGACGGCCGTCGTAGATACCAGAAACGGCTATCAGATTATTTATTCCATCAACGACTGTACGAAAGAACAATATAAGCAATTGTCGATCGCGATGTTATCTTTGGTACCGACGGCCGACCATAAAGTAACCGGCGACACTTCCAGACTACTTCGTCTTCCGGAATGCCATTATTTCAAGACCGACGGAACGAATAACTATCATTACGATGTAACACTAGTAGAAGCCAATCCGGTACGCTACGATATCAATGAATTGCTGGCTATGTTACCGCAAGTCGAAGACGTAACGAAAGAAACTAAACAAGCCGTGTCATTCAATATTCCCGTCGAAGCTCCGAAGATGTTGACGCGACAGGAAGCAATCAGCTACATCAAACAGATAGATTTCTCTTCTTTCCTGAATATCAATAATCCGCGTAATTTCGCTTGTATATTCCACGACGACCATAGTCCTTCCGCTTCTATTATAAAGTGCGCTGACGGCTATTATCGTTACTTCTGCGGTAGTTCTAGCTGCGACTTCAACAATATGTACGAAAAAGGCGCCAGCTTTATCGATATCGTCATGTATCAGCTCGATTGCGGAATGCAGACCGCGCTGGATTACCTTTGCGGTCAGATGAATATTACGATTACGAAGGCCGCATAGAATTTACCGTATTTACAACTTTTTTAAACTTATACGTAATTAGTGTAATTCATAGGTAATATATAAGTAGAAACGCCAAACGCGGCGCGTACTATATCACAAACGAAAAGGATTGATTATTCATGACAGAACAACAATGTAAGCTGGTAGACGACCTGAACGTATTAGCGGACCGATTAGAAGAACTGGCGGCGGCCATAGAAAGACAATCTTTGTATCAACAGCAATTTATCGACAAGATAGATGAATTCACGAAAGAAGGCATGTAATATGACGTATCAAGACGTTTTTCAGGATATAGACCGCCGTATAGAATGTAGCGCGGACTTCAATGTGAACTATATACATGAAATGGCTACCTACGTAGCAGAATCGACCGGCGACAACATGAATCACGCCGTCAATAAGATTAACAAATACATAGTCGTACGGCAATTATTGGCGTAACGCAGAAAGGAACCGATATTATGGGATATAATGCGACGGCGGTGTTTCCTTCGTGATACACGTATATAATGCACTGACGGTCGTAACGCAGTCGATAGTTGGTGCCGCGCTGATTACTGTCTTCATCGTTATTATATATTTCTATATGACGGCGCAACATAAACTGCTGGAATCACTGTTTTACAAATAATTATTAGCGTTGGGTATACGACGAAATACGCATCTATGGTATAATAAAAAGTCACTTTAACTATGAAAGGAAGTATGTAAATGATTATTAACTGGAATGAGTACAAGAAGAATCAGAAAGATGAGTTTTTTAGTGTATTAGAATTTAACGATGAAGCGCAATTCGTTGTATATCTGCTGTATACGACGGTCACGACGTGGAAGTCGACACGCAATCCGATTCTAAATAACCAAAAACAAATGGAAGAACTCGTATCGCGTGCTTCGGATACGTTATATCAGTTGATGGATATCAGTTTGGATAATATCGTATTGGCCATTAAGACGCTAGTGTTTGGATTAGCGCAAGGAGAAATAAGATAATCTATATAAAAAACAGGCGACCGTGGCGGCCGCCTATTTTTTATATATCTGACTTCCTTCTATTGCATTCTTTGCATAGCATCTTACAATTTTCTTTGTTTGTCTTACCGCCCTGCGACCACGGCGTAATATGGTCGCCTTCCATTTCATCTATCTCGAAATGTTTCTTACAGATAGGGCAGACGCCTTTTTGCCGTTCATACGCGGCGCGCTTCATCGCGGGCGAAAACGCGCGTATGTTCAGATACTTTTCGTCGTTTGTGATGACGTATGGATATATACCGGACTTCTTCGTAACGTCGTCGTCCATCATAAGTTGCGCGATTTTTGTTTCCAGCGCGGCGCTATCGAAAGATTCATCTTTATGTTCATTATACAAGATTCCCCAATCGACCGATTTCATTTCTTTGCGTTTAATGGGAAAGACGACTTGTATCCAGTTGATGACGGACTGAAAATATAACCAGAGTTCGTTCGCGTTCGCGTCGTGCTGGTGCTTCGCCATGTAATCTTCGATATGCTCGTTCGATATCCATTTTAGCGCGGCTTCTAAAAATTCTTGACGATCGACAGCGCCGGAGACGTAATCACTCGATAATTGATACGCCGCGCACAATTTTTTAGAGAAATGTCGTTTCGCGTCGAATAACCACGTACCGGTATACGCGATATTTCGTAATTCCTGTTTCGTTAATGCCAATCCGGCTATATTAACGATTTCGAACCACGCTAATTTTTCTGACTCCGTACCTTCACATATGTAGACTAACAATTTATAATTTAACAGCTCGTCTTGTTTGTCTTTCGGCAGCGTATGAAAATATTTATATTCGATGGCGAAAACACCCGTTATATATCGACAGATAGAAATCGTACGTTGTTGTCCATCCATAACTTCGTATTCGTCGTCGCCGATCTTCGCCCAATACATGACGTTAATCGGATATCGATTCGCGACAGAATTAATAACGGCGTCGCGACGCTTATCGTTATATACGAATTCACGTTGATATTTCGGTCGAATGTTTAAACGGCCGCCATATCCGACGACTCCTTCTTCGTCGTTATCGACATATCCTTCGATAAGTTCTCGTATCGATATCTCTTTTGGATATATGTTCATTTATTCTGCCTTCTTTCGTATCAGTAATCGTTTATATTTTAATTTTCCGCCGATTTTTGGCGTGATTAATCGTAATATTTCAAACTGTTCTGGACAATGATGCGTCATATACGAGACGGGGACGCCGACGATTCCGTCGTAATCTTGTGGGATTTCGGCATATCGGCCGCATTCAATCGCGTTATAGTCATCGTATTTTGGATATTTCTCCGGAGTATATTTTTCGTATAGAATCAATCGTTCATGACGCCGCGATATATCGATATTCGTAAACCAGCAGCTATTACCCATTCGTCTCCACTTTTGTCCGCTTTCATCTTCTTTATAATCCGTCTTCTTCGGTTCATAATAACTCGGTACTTTAAACCAAAAGTGTCCCGACGTATATCCAAACCAACATTCTTCCGATAAAAATACGGGCGTTAATTCTTTTAATGTGATATGATTCGTGTTTCCTAATATAATGAATTGCTTTTTATGTTTCAAGAGAAACGGAAGGTACTCTTTCATTTGCGAAAATGGAGGATTCGTTATTACGATGTCCGATTCGTTCATCAACGCGACGCATTCTTCTGATTTATAATCGCCGTCGCCTTTTAAATGTTCTGCCGTTATCTCGACGTCGTCTAATGAATGAATTGGATTTCCATCTTTTGTTCCGGTATAAACCATATAAATAGATGTTTCTGATTCGTTCGACGTAAATAGATTTATATCGTTGCTTTGATAACACGTCGCGATTAATTTTTTCAATCCGAACGTTTCGAAATTCAGTATGAAATATCGTACGAAGTTCGACGCGAATGGATCGTCGCAATTGCACATAATCGTTTTATCTTTAAAATATTCTTTATAATGACATAACTCTTTTTCGATATCTGTCAACTGCGTATAAAATTCATCTTGCTTTGATTTTCGAGACGAAATTAAATTATTGTTTCCGTGTACTGGCATTTGATCACCTTCCAAATCTACACATTACTCTTATTATAAACTATTGATAAAAAAATCGGTAGTCTTTTTTATTTTAATATGTGTAAAAGCTATATCGTTTTCGGTAATTCCTTCGATAGAAGGAATAAATTCCTTCGCGGCGCAAGCCATATCTGAAAATCGAAAGGAAGTACATTTATGGAAACAACAGTACGATTTAACCGTGACGGCGGTAAGCCGGGCGAAACAGCTTTATATGATTATCTTCTTTGGTGTGGATACAAAGACACCGACATACAGGACGTATCAAGAGTAAGAAAATATCAGAAACAAGATATAGACTTTTTGGTCGACGACGAAAGCGAATCACTTAAACTCGAAGCGAAATACGATAACTATAAACGCTACACCGGAAACACCATGATAGAAGTCACGAGTAACGTAGAATCTAAAAAATCTGGTTGGGCGTTCGTGTGCAAAGCGGATTTTATTATTACGTATCAACGGTCTACACATCATCTTATCGCGATGGACCGCAAGAAACTCTATGCATTTATGATTCGTAATATTTTCCGATATAAGACCTATACACAGTTCACGCCGTTCGAAAATAGATCGGGCGGATATCACAGTCGCGCGATGGCCATTCCTATCAAGCATCTGCTGGATGCTGGCGTCATCGTCGACATCATTAGCACCGACGACGATTATCAATCTGTATTAGCTAACAACTAGAAGGGAAACGATACCATGGATCAGAAACAGAAACGCAAACAGATGGCGGCAAAATTATCCGCTATCCCCTATTTACACAACGATATTAACAATATAGACGAATATATAGATCGAAAAGCGTTGGTAAATTCAATCGAAGACAATCTCACTTATAACATCATCTGGCTACGGTACGTCCGCGGATATAAAATAGAAGAAGTATGTACGAAGTATGGCATCAGCAAGCGCACGGTAATCAATAAATGTAACGACGGTCTGGATTATCTTATCAGCAAGGACGGTGAATCGTAATGGGGGAATTAAGTAAAATCAAGTCGGCCGACCATTATACCGAAGAAGAAATACAACAACTCCTGAAGAAAGCGAACAACTCATGGGAGTACGATTATATTATCGATCGACTATACTTCTATGAAGGAACTAGACAAAAAAAGCGAAAAATGGATGAATACGAAGTATTAACGGCGCGTTGTATGACGGAACGACAGAACAATGAATTGATTAAAGGTATCTCGATAGAAGATATCAACATATAAATGCACTATTAGCTGAATAGTATTATTACGAAGCCGTCGGCAGAAATGTCGCCGGCTTATTTTTTTTGCACTTTTTTCTATCCTGTATCGCATATAAGTAGAGAACCTTTACTGTAGCGCCGGAAACTATAATCGTGTATTTTCTTTTGCACGGCGATACTGAAGGGAATCTAAAGTCATTGTCAAAACACTCTCCTAAAACGGCTGGCGTCCTCCTCCTACGCCAGCTACGCACATTACGACCGCTATCTAATACGTAGCGGTCTTTCTATTTATATACGAAAGGGTACCTATAATACCGATAAAAAATCGACTTACGGAAATAAGGAAGTAATATTTTATGGCTAAGAACTTCTTCGCCGACAAATTCTATCATAGCAGTGCGTGGAAGCGAACGGCGCAACAATACCGCGAGGATCATTTCTACATCTGCGAACGTTGCGGAAAACCGGGCGCAAGGAACGTACATCATAAGAAACATCTCGCTCCGGATAACGTCGGCAATCCAAATGTCGCGTTGAATCCAGATAACTTCGAACTGTTATGTAACGAATGTCACAACGAAGAACACGACCGCTTCCAATCGACGTCGACGCGCGATATCTTGTACGACCGCGACGGAAACGTCGTCGGCGCGACCGACCGGCATCCCCCCCATCGATAAATTTTTTCTAGAAATTTCATCACCAGCGCCGGAGTCTTCGTTAACAAATACGTCGATTCTGCATGGGTGTAGATACCCAGATTACAGCTATTTATAAATATTTTCATATATCTATAAATATACAGAAAGGCAAACAACGGATGAAAGCGTCTGCTAAAAAATCACAAATCACAAAAGAATATAAGAAACTGGAATCGATTTATGAAACGGTCGACGCCGATACATACAACACGATCAAGCCGATGCTTCAACAAGCTGCGTTTCTGATTATCACGTTACGCGACTTACAGGACGTTATAAACGAAAATGGCGCCGTAGAGGAATATCAGAACGGCGAAAATCAGAAAGGATATCATGTATCGCCGGCCGTTACCAGCTACAACAAACTGATTAGCAATTACAATACGATCGTTAAAACATTACTAAGCGTCAATCCAGCGGCGTCTGATTCTGATGATGGATTTGAAGCGTTCGTCAAGCGGTAAATGGATCCGCGAATACTGCGGTATGATACGTGACGGCAGAGTTATCGTCGACAAGAAGATAGAAGCTGTTTACAAGCATTTGCTGGATAAGCTGGATAATCCGGAAATGTACGCGCCATTCCAGTTCGACGACGATAAAGCGAATAAAGTTATCGACTTCATCGAATCGTTCTGTCATCAATCGAAAGGCAGCAACAAACTGTTGAATCTGATGTTGTGGCAGAAAGCATATCTATCGGCGGCGTTCGGTTTCGTGAACGAAGACGGTATGCGTGAATACAAAGAAGTAGGTCTTATCGTCGCAAGAAAGAACGGAAAGTCTGAAATAGACTCCGGCGTCGCGAATTATATCATGTTCTGCGACGACGAACCGGGCGCGGAATTATATTCCGTCGCGACGAAGCGCGACCAAAGCAAGATTATATGGTCGGAAACGGTATCCATGATTAGAAAGTCGCCGGCATTACGCAAACGTTCCAAATGCTTAGTGTCGGAAATCAAGTGCAAATTCAACGACGTCGTATTTAGGCCGCTTTCAAGCGATTCTAATTCACTTGACGGTCTGAACGTTCACGCGGCGTTCATAGATGAATTGCACGCTATCAAAGATAAGAACTTATTCGATGTAATAGTAGACGGGACCAGCGCGCGCCGCCAACCTTTAATCTGGATTACCAGTACGGCCGGTATGGTACGTGACGGTATCTACGACATCAAATATGAAGAATACGAAAAAATAATAAAAGGATACGCCGACGGTTCTTATATGGACGAACGCGTACTTCCTATTATTTATGAGTTAGACAGCAATACGGAAATCAACGACGAAGATATGTGGATTAAAGCGAATCCGGCTCTCGACGTCATCAAAGACCGCGACGAACTACGCCGCAAAGTGTATAAAGCGAAATCCGATGACAGGTTATTAAAGAATCTGTTGTGCAAAGATTTTAACGTGAAAACGTCGTCGGTAGAATCATATTTCTCTTTCGAAGACATAGAAAATAAAGATGTATACACCATGGAACAATTAAAACCGAATTACTGCATCGGCGGTTTCGACTTATCACAAACGACGGACTTGACGTGCGCGACCATTCTTTTTAAGACAGGAAACAATCCGAAATATTACGTCAAGCAAATGTACTGGATTCCGGAAGACAGACTGCAGGAACATATCGATAAAGATAAAGCTCCATACGACATATGGGTAGAACGCGGATATCTACGTTTATGCAAGGGAAACCGTATCGATCATCGCGAAATACTGCACTGGTTCGCTGAAATACAGGAAAAATACGACTGCTATCTATATAAGATTGGCTACGATGCATGGTCGGCCGCTTACCTTGTTTCCGACATGGGAAACTACTTCGGCCAGAATGTATTGGTTCCGATTCATCAGGGAAAGAAAACGCTAAGTCTGCCAATGCAGGAACTAAAATCGCTATTCCAGAAGAAACAGATAAATTACGACGACAATCCGATGTTGAAAATGTGCCTGTTGAATACGCAGGCCGATTACGACATTAACGGAAACGTACAACCATTTAAAGACAGAAAGAAAAACATACGCATCGACGGATTCTCCGCATTGTTAAATGCGTACACCGTCTATATAGACAACCAGGAAGATTACGAATACATGATTTAAGAAAGGCGGAAAAATGACTAACTTTGCAGCTATTATTTTAGCGTTCACCGCGTTAGTATTTTGCGGTGTGATAACGAATACGTTCGTTATTACCGCATTAGTGATATGCATCGTCGTATCCATCATTGTGTACGCGTTAATCGCGTTAATAGCGGTCGGGGCGTTGATTCGTTGCGACGATCTGCGTACACAGATGAAAGAATACTTAGAATCACGTAAAAAATAACGGTCAACAATGCCGATAAAAGGTGGTGACAACTATTAAACTAGAATTCCGCAACATGTATAACAAAATATTCGGTCCCGAACCGCATAATACAACCGTAGTTCAATACGTCCCATTCCAATTCCTTAATGGATACGAACCGGTATTCAAGCAATTCAACGGGGATATCAAAAATGATCTCACGGTTCGTACGTGCATCGATACGGTAGCAAGGCACGCCGCGAAACTTCAGATGCGTCATATGCGCAAGATGGACGGAAAGACGGAACACGTAAACAGTAGGCTAGACTATCTGCTCCAGACGCGACCTAATCAGTTTATGTCTCCATACGATTTTCAGTACCGTATATACAGTCAGCTATTACTTAATGAAAACGCGCTGATATACAAGCAGTACGACGGTATGGGGAATCTAGTTGCGTTATGGCCGCTTGATTACGCTTCTATCGAAAACGTCGATGTCGACGGAGAACTGTACATCAAATTCCAGTTCGGCGGCGGCAAGCAACAGACAGTACCGTATGAACAACTGATACATATTCGACGTCATTTCACCAACAACGATATGTACGGCGACGATATGACGAACGTCATCACGCCGACGTTGTCACTGCTTACAACTCTCAAACAAGGACTCATCAATCTAGTAAAGAACAGCGTCAAATTAAGCGGCTTCCTTAAATTCTCGAACAATTTAAAACAGTCCGACCTGAAAGAAAAGACGACCACATTCGCGAATAACTTCAAGTCGATGGCCAGCGAAACCGGCGGTATCGCAGCCGTAGACAATACGGCTGACTTCCACCAGCTGACGTCGGACATAAAATCGGCCGATAATTATCAGATGGATCTGATACGTCAAGATGTATACCGATTTTTCGGTTTGTCTGACGCAATCATTAAAGGAACATATAAAGAAGACGAATGGCAGGCTTTCTTCGAATCAATTATCGAACCGCTGGCTATTCAGATGTCGCAGGAATTTACGGCGAAGATATTCAGCGAACGCGAACTTGGCTATGGAAATATTATATTATTCGACGCGAACCGGCTTCAATACGCAAGCATGGCAAATAAAACGACTATGATTAAGGAATTAATGCCGCTCGGACTTCTTACGATTAACCAGGCATTAGAAATACTGAATCTTCCGCCTGTCGAAGACGGCGATAGACGTTTACAAACGCTTAACGTAGTCGACGCAACAAAAGCTAATAAGTATCAAGGCGTAGATGATGAATCGAAAGGTGGTGATACGAATGAATGATATTGAATATCGTATCGCTAGTCTGGCCGTACCTGAAGAAACCAGCGACAATATGCTTGTTGAAGGGTACGCGGCCGTTTTTGGTTCTCCTACCGTCGTATTCGTCGATGAAAATAAGACGGAATACAAAGAAGTCATGGATTACGGTTGTATCGACGACGCGACTATCATGGACGACGTCGTTTTTAGATATAACCACAACGATTCAGATTTAAGTTTGGCGCGAACAGCTAATAATACGCTCTCGCTATCTATCGATAATATCGGTCTGCATATGGTAGCCGATATAGCGCCAACAACGCAAGGACGCGATATCTACACGCTGATTCAGCGAAAAGATATCACGCAAATGTCGATCGGTATGCAGGTCGACGACGAATATTATGATTACGACACGCACACACGTCATATAAAGCATATATACAGAATTGTCGACGTAAGCTGTTGTGAATTGCCAGCATATAAGAATACAAGCATAGATATCGTAAAACGAAGCTTCAAAGACGCCGAAGATGAAATAAAGCGTAAGTTAGAACAGGAAAAACGATACAAGATGTTGTATATCAAGACGTTGCTTTAAGCACTATATATTGAAAAAATGCTGTAAAAGCGTTCAGTTAGCGTTAACGGTGGCAAACAAGTAAATTGCCGATAAAGTGATTTAAAACGCAACTGCGTCATTCCAACGATGAAGTTTTTCTGGATATACGACCAAACAATCACATACGCACGACATAACCGCCTATTCGTAGGCGGATTTTTTATTTAAGAGAGGTACCAACCAACATGGATAAACGCTTACTTGAGATAGAAGCCAGAAAAGAAGAAATCCGCGCGCTGATGGACAGCAAGGCAGAAATCGACTTGGACGCTATTGAAACAGAATTACGAACGCTGGACACAGAAGCGGTAGAAATCAGAAAGAAACAAGCTATCGCCGAAAGTCTGAATAAACAACCTATGAAAACAGAATCCCGAAAGGAAGAAATCAAATTGGAAAACATTCTTGAAAGTATTGAATATCGTAAAGCATTTATGGCACATATCGTAGAGGGCAAAGCTATGCCTGAAGAATTCCGTACCGTCGCTATGTCGGCCGATAATGGCGCCGTCATTCCGCAAGTAGTACTGAATAAAATCATCGAAAAGCTGGACGAATCCGGCAAGATTCTTCCGTTAGTTACGCGCGTCGCATATCCTACCGGCGTCGCTATTCCTACCAGTTCCGTTAAGCCGACCGCCGCTTGGATTGATGAAGCAGCTTCACCCGATACACAGGATAAGAAAACCGCGAAGATTATGTTCGGTGCGTTTACTCTCGCTTGTGAAGTCGGCGTTTCCTTTAAGACTCGCATCCAGTCTTTGTCTGCTTTCGAAACGGTTATCGTGAACAACATCGTCGGAGCTATGACGTGTGCCGTAGAAAATGCAATTATCAACGGCGTTGGCACAGCATCCCCGAAGGGCATCCTGAAAGAAACTGTTCCGGCAAAACGCCAGGTAAAACTTTCCGCCGCGCTTGGTTATAAAGATATTGTCGCTATTGTAAAAGCTATCCCTTCCATGTATAAAGACGGTGCCGTTCTGGTTATGAACGAATCTACTTTCATGGACTTCGAAGGTATTACCGACACTGCCGGCCAGCCGGTCGCTAAAGTAAACTACGGTCTGGACGCTGAACCGGTACGTTTCCTGTTTGGTAAACGTGTCGTAACGACCGACTTCGTTCCTTCCTTGGATGAAGCTGCTCCCGGTGCTGTCGTCGCTTTCGCCGTACAGATGGATAAATACGTCCTGAATACTACCTATGAAATGGATATGCGCCAGTACGACAACGACCAGAACCGTAACCGTATGTATCAGTCCTTCATGGTCTGCGACGGCAAGCTTGCCGATACGAACGGTCTGGTACTTATTTCCAAAGCTTCCGCTTAATTCTGGTAAAGGTGGATCAATATGGACGAATTAGAATTAATTAAAAATTATCTGCGTATTGATCCAGATAATACCGATGATGATATACAGCTTAGCGGCTTAATCGAAGCCGCTAGGTTGTATATATCAAACAGTACTGGAATTACGTACGATACACACAACGAACTACACGCATTATGCACGAAATTGTTAGTCGCGCATTGGTACAGCGACCGGAGTATCGTCGGCCAGTCTTCTTTGTCGGAATATCCGCACAGCATTTCCGCACTCTTGAATCATCTTGAATTATCGAATCCGGGTGAATCGTTATGATATACAACGCCGGGCGATTGAATCGCAAGATTACGTTTTACGGAAAAATGACCGGTAAAGACAGGCGCGGTTTCGATACGGAAACTGACGGGAAACTATTTTCCTGTTATGCCGAAATCATTCCGGCGCGCGGCCGCGAATATTATGAATCACAACAGTTACGCGACGATGAATCCGTAAAGATAATCGTAAGATACAGAAGCAATATTACGCACGATATGACGATACGGTATCAGAACCACGTTTACAACATAGAGTCGATCGTGGATCCCAATATGGACCATGAATCGCTGGAACTGTTCTGTACTGAAAAAACGAGAGGTAATCAGTAATGGACGGAATCGATTTTAAGAATCTGGACAGCTTTAAACAGTCGTTGGTGGAAATCGCGGAAACGTTTAGCGATACCGCGGAAAAACACCTGAACGCTTGCGGCAATAAACTGAAAAAAGAATTGAAACAGAATACGCCGGACAGCGGTACAGACCATAAAAAGAAACTGAATAAGTCTTGGAAGTCTGAAACGGTCGGGTATTCCGGTAAAGATTTGGAATACCGGTTATGGAATAAAGCGCCGCACGTTGGATTGGTCGATCGCGGTCATATGGTCGTAACGAAAGGCGGTAAGGTGCACGGATTCGTACAAGGTACGCACTTTATCGACAAAACGACGAAAGAGTTTGAAGCGTCTGGCGCGATAGATAAAGAACTGACGAAGTTCGCGAAAGACGTTCAAAAGAAATTGGATAACGCAAGGTGATTATATGACGACAGAGACGGATATTTTAGCTGCCGTAAAAGACCAACTGAACAAGCTGTATTCCTACCCCGTTTATTTAGATGAAGTAAAAGAAGGATTCAAACAGCCGTGTTTCTTTTTAAAAAGCATGGACGTCGCGAAAGAGGAAACGAAATACGTTGAATACCATGACGTATCTGTCTATATTACGTATTTCCCGAAGAAAAACGACGATATGCTTGCGATGTACGACGTAAAAGATTCACTCAAGTCTGCTTTTATTCATGGGTTATCCGTAGGAAGCCGCTACCTTCATTTTATTACGATACAGACGGAGACGAACGGACAGGATTCAGACATATTACTGATTACGCTCCGTACTCAATATTACGATTCGATTGGTAAAGAAGAACCTACGTACAAGATGCTACATTTGTACGATAAAATACATTAAATACAAAAGGAATGATACATAAATGGGAATGCCTACTATTAATATCGCGTTTAAGGAAAAAGGCATCAGCGCTATAAAACGTTCTGAACGCGGAATCGTGGCGTTAATCTTGAAAGAAGCCGATTTGAAGAAGTTCGCTTCTACGACGATTACTGTATACGACGCAACCGATATTCCAGTCGGATTGACCGCCGCCAACAAAGAACAGATCCAATTTGCGCTTGTTGGGTACGTAACAAGCCCGAAACGCGTTATCGTGATTTTACAAGATGCGGCCGACGCCAATTATAATAAATCACTTGCTATTCTTGAAAATACACGTTTCGATTATCTGGTTATACCGTCTATCGCTGAAAGCGAAGAAACGGTAATCGCTACGTGGATTAAAGCACAGCGTGCGAACGATAAGGACGTGAAAGCCGTTCTTCCTTCCTGCAAAGCAGATACCGAAGGCGTCATCAATTTTACGAATACCGTTATCAAGACCGCGGCGAAAGAATATACGACCGCTGACTATTGTTCGCGTATCGCCGGTATCATCGCCGGTACGCCGATGACTATCTCCTGCACGTACGCTCCGCTTACCGAAGTCGTTTCTGTCGATACGTACAACAAGACGGAATGCGACTCGAAGGTCGATTCCGGCGAACTGTTCATCTTCTTTGACGGTGAAAAATGCAAAATTGCGCGCGGCGTAAATTCATTGGTAACGACTACCGACGGCAAGGGCGAAGAATTCAAAAAGATTAAGCTTGTCGACCTGATGGATATGATTCACGACGACATCCGTAAGACCGCGCAGGATAATTATCTCGGCAAGTATGCCAATAGCTACGATAACCGTTGTTTGCTGGTCGCGGCTATTCAAGGATATTTTTCCGGTCTGGAAAACGACGGCCTGCTTGAAAAAGGTACTTCCGTTGTCGAAATCGATATCGAAGCTACGAAGACCTGGCTTTTATCTAACGGTCTGTATAGTAAAGAACAATTGGCCGCTATGAAAGATATCGATATTAAGAAAGCAAATATTCACGACAACGTATTCATTAGTTGCGATATCAAGATGTTAGATGCAATTGAAAGCATCAATATTCGAATCAATATCTAAGGAAGGAAGATTATATAAATGGATTCTATGAACGCTAAGAACGTCATGAATGGTACTGACGTTGAATTGTGGATTGACGGCGACCTTATCGCGGAAGCGACGGAATGCAAAGCAACCGCTTCACTGCAGACCACGGAAGTTAAAATGGCGCGACATTTTTTGTCCGGCTATAAAGTAACCGGCGCACAAGGTAAAGGAAGTTTGAAGATGCATAAGGTATCTTCATACATGCTTAGAAAGATTAGCGAAAGTATCAAGTCGCATCAGCAATTGTCCTGCACAATCGTTAGTAAGATTGACGATCCGGACGCTATCGGTGAAGAACGCGTCGTAATCAAAGATGCATGTTTCGACTCCGTCGATATTATTAACTGGAAAGTTGGCGCTTTAGGCGAGGAAAGCTACAACTTTACGTTCAGCGATTACGAAATTCTGGATTACGCTGAATAACCAACCATACAAACAACGCTAAGGCGTTAACGAAACCAGGGAGAGATCGAAAGGATCTTTTCCTGGCTTTATTTTTGAATCGAGGTATAAATCATGAATTTAGTAGATAAGTTGTTAAAAGCGGACGTACAGAAGATTACGGAACGTCCTACAAAAGAATTTGAAGTTGTCAGATTGTCTAAATTGTTAGGCGCGCCGTTTATGCTTCATCTTCGTGCGGTAGACGCAGAACGATATACGGAAATCCAGCAGAACGCCGTCAAAGTATCTAAGAAAGGAGACATCAACGGTATCGACGCATTCCAGATGCAAGTACAGACGATTCTTGCTGGCGTTACGGACGACCTGTTCAAGAACAAAGACGTGCTTCAGAAGTTCGGCGTCGCGACTCCGAAAGACTTAATCAATAAGTTATTTGTCGCCGGTGAGATATCCGAAATTTCCAGCGAAATCAGCGCACTGACTGGCTACAACAAATCGCAGGAAGAAATCGACGAAGAAGTAAAAAACTAATCACGACCGATGCAAGCGTCAATACGATGTATTACTTGTATCGGTTACATAATATCAGACCTTCTGAATATTACGGTATGAAACAGGGGGAAAAAATGATTATCAAATCATTCTTAAAGTACGAAATAGAACAACTGAATACAGAAAATGGCGGTGACAAATAATGCCAGCAGTTATAGACGCCATTTTAAAGCTACAAGATATGTTCACGCCTACGCTGAAACAGGCGTCGGCCGCCATGGAACAGACGAAACAAACGTCTGCCGCGATGAATACATCATTACAGGGACATTTTAATAACAGCAATAAGGTTGTCGGTGAACACTCTAAGATTCATAAGCGGTTAGCGAAAGATATCGACAGCACGGGCAAAGCGTTCAATTCATTGGCTGGATTTACTATACTTGGATCGGCCGCCTTACTTGGATACGTGCAGACTGCCGTTAAAGCCAATATGGAAATGGAAAAGACTATCGCGCAAGTTTCTGCGTTGAACGGTGTAAACGGCATGACAAAACAGGGAATGTCAGATATTAACGACGAAGTTAGAAAAGTAGGACGTGATTTACACGCAGTATACGGTGATGTCGCGAAAGCGTACTTGAAAGCACGCGAAAACGGTATTTCTATGGCCGATACGCAGAACTTCGTAATTTCGTCGATTAAGATATCAAAAGCTGCGCACGCTGATTTAGCGAAGACTACGGAAGATTTAACGAATATACAAAAAGCGTATTATCTGACGCAACAGGATATGGTATCGATTCAGGATCAACTTATCGCGACGCAGCAGCTTGCAAGTAATCCGTTAGAAAAAATGATTCCCGCATTATCTGAACTATCCTCTAAATCGTTTCAAGCTGGAGCGTCGTTTGTCGAATTGTCTTCCGGAATATCGTACATGACAGGAACGGTACACGCGAAATTAGAAACGGCGCAAAAATCGATGCAGTCATTCTACGGCGCTATTACCGGAGAAAACAAGCTTGCTATCAAAGCGTTGGATGAAGCCGGGTTATCTGTTGAACAGTTAAAACAGTCCATGAAGGATAACGGCCAGATAGAAACGATACATATGATAGCGAAAGCTTTAGAAGGTAACAACAGCGCGATGAGGGCGGTATTCGGTACGGCGGAAGGTATAGCGATGGCCAAAAAGACGTTAGACGATACCGAACTGGCTTCTATGAAAGAAAAGGAAGAATATATCAAGAACGCCAACGGTCTTATGGGTACGTACTTGCAAACGTTAAAAGGAACGGACGCCGCCAAATTGTCTAAAGCCACGACAGACTTTAAGAACGCGATATCTGACGCCGCTGTCGGATTAGCGCCATTCGTAACGAATGTCATAAACGGAATTTCCGAAATGGTAAATTATTGGAACGGATTATCGAGTACGACGCGCGGAACAATCCTTGAAATCGTTAAAGATCTAGCGTTATTTGTCGGTGGATTCAAGTTGCTCGCTACGGTAGGCGGAAAAGTATTCGGTACTATTTCCAAAGGTATCAAGACGTTTAAAAAAATAAAAGAAGTATCTAAAACTGTTATTTCCGTAGCGCAATCATTTAAAGTGGTTCAAAAAGCAATTACCGGCGTCAAAATGGCGTTTAATCTGTTGAAGATTGCGTTTATGTCGAATCCGATCGGTTTAGCGATTACCGTTATTATCAGTCTGTTTATTCTTCTGTATACGTATTGTGACGGATTCCGCGAACTGGTAGACAGCGTAGTAACGGCCGTCATTGGATACTTCAGTGATTTCGGCGCCAACTTGCAAGCTACGATGGATAGCGCTTCAGTGTATATCGATAGCGTATGGAATGGTATTGGTGAAACGTTTTCTGGTATCTGGGAAGGTATGAAGAATACCGCGCGCAACGCCGTGAACTACATTATCGATTGTATCAACGGCATTTCGTTTACTGCTCCGGATTGGGTGCCGGTTATCGGTGGTCAAGGATGGTCGCCGAATCTGTCACATTTAGCGAACGGCACAGAAAACTGGCAAGGCGGAATCGTGAATATCAACGAAGAAGGCGGAGAAATCGTCGACCTTCCGCGCGGTACTCGCGTCATTCCGCACGACGTATCGATGGAAATGGCGAAAAACGGCGGCGTTTCTATTTCTATACCAAAACTGGCGGACCAGATTATCGTAAGACAGGATTCTGATATAGACAAAATAGCCGACGCACTGACGTTTAGATTGAAACAGTACGCTATTAACAGGATGTAATAAACATGAGTATATTAGACAACTTATTAGGAAACGTGATAAACGGCGATAAGACGGTAGTAGACAGCGTAACCGTAACGATATCTTGCGAAGGATGTAACGGAACGATTACGCTACCGATTCCGCCGCAGGAATTTTCGTTATCGGTCCAACAGAAGAATCAGACCGTGAATATCAATAATGCCGGCGAACTGAATATGATTGGAAAGACCGGTCTGAAAACAATAGACCTGTCTTCCTTCTTTCCGTCGCAACAATACGCGTTCGCACAGAATAGCGGTACGTACGATACCCCATATGCGTATATCGAAATGATGGATACATGGCGTACCAGCGGATATCCGTGTCATATATCCATCAGCGATTCACCGATTGACATGGATTGTTTGATCGGTACGCTTAAGTACGGTGAACGTGATGCCAGCGGCGACGTATATTACGACGTATCGCTAACGGAATACCGGCAGCTTGAGAAGCAGGCGGAAACGAAAGTGACCGATACCGATACGGGATTATGCAAGCGTCCAGATGTCGTATGGAACAAAGATACGTTCAAAAAGAATCTGACGTATTATCCGGGCGACAATATCATGGATGTCGCAAGCCGCGCGGCCGGAAAAGCGATAACGGTAAACAATAAGACGTATTCACACTTAGATGTGTATAAAAAGATAATACGTCGCGGCGGGTTAAATACCGGCGACGTAATTAAGATGACGACCATGCATATGACGATAAACGACGGTGATGACGATGTTCTATCTTGAAAAACTGGACGGCAACACAAAAACGGATCTGTCGAATTACGTCATATCGTACGATTGGTCGGGCGATTTAGGGCAGGCCGGCCGCAAATTGAATTTTACGCTCGCCTATACTAACGCTAAAAAAGATAAACGGTGGATCAATTCTGTCGTACGTATGGGTGACACCGTTCATTTCTATTACGTCGATGAAGAGTCGGAAAAGAAACAGCAGTACGATTTGTTCACCGGCCGCGTATTCATGCATAGCCGTAATTCAGAAAGCTATACCGCGGAATACGTCGCGTACGACAACTTGATTTATCTTAGCAAAAACAAAGTAACGATTAAATTCGACGATATATCCATTTCCGGCGTCATTCAGCAGGTCTGCAACGATATCGGTATATCGATCGGATCAATGTGTGAAGGGTTGGACCGACACATTTCATTCATCGCCGATAATCAGTCTGGTACGCAAGCGATACAAAAAGCGCTGGAAATCGCACATCAGTGGAACGGATACCGGTATCATTTCTATCTTGCTCCAGATGGAAAACTAAACGTCGTAAAACTTGGCGACGATAAGGTCGCGAATTATACCGCGTCCGACGAAACGAACTTGAAAGGATGCAGTTATTCCGAAAGCATCGAAGACATGGTCAACAGCGTCGTCATTGTCGATAAGGCCGGACAGATTATCGGGTATGCCGACAATACGGAAGATCAGCAAGCGTACGGACGGATGCTTACGTACAGTAAGTACGACGAAAAGCAGACTACGGAAATACAAGCAAAGGGATTAATCAAACGTACCGCGTACAATTGTAAATTATCCGCTATCGGTAATATTCAATGTATCGCTGGATACACGATAAGCATATCGGATGAACAAGTTATCGGAGACTATATCATAAAAAGCGATAGCCATAAGATAGAAAACAATATACATACTATGGATCTCGATATCGCGTACACGGACCATCAGCCAGACAATACAGCTTATGTATCGACCGGTATTACGCCTATAACGAAAGGAACAAAACAGACTGGTTCCTCTAATGTTACGGGCGACTTATCTACGGCAGAACAGGCAATGAACGGTTATCAATCGCAGTACGGTCGAAACGGTTGCGTCGACGTCGCGACACATACGGCGGCGTATTATTCACCGTTCGCGAAACAGGAAGCCAATAACGGCGTCGTTGACGTTCCTACGTTGTATAAGGACGCCGATGCGAAAGGGTTGGTAGTTCCGTTCTCGGAAGCGAACGTCGAACCGGGCGATATGATTGGCGTCAACGGTACAGACGGCGTGTATCATGTCGTCGTCGCGGAAGGAAACGGGTACGGATGCTTCGCAAATTGCAGCAGCGTAAACGGTGGCACGGCGATGCATCAAGGCAGCTATTACGACCAGTTCAGCGGCACGAATCCTACTTTTATCATTAAGACAAGCAGAGGTTAAAACATGAAGAATAATCCATACACGGAACTACTGTCTATCATGGATAACGTCGCTATCAATAATCAGTCACCTTCTGTCGCAATCGGTCAAATCATCGCGGCGCCGCCCGAAATCAAAGTTTCTTACAACGGAATCACGTTACAAAAAGAAGAAATCTGGATATCGGAATATTTACTGGTTGGTTACTTCAGGACGGCTAGAGGTCATATCGTTTCCGAAACACAAAATGCGGCCGGAGGTTCAGGCGAAGCGGAATACGCAAGCCATAAGCACGGTATCAACAACGATTATACGGAGACGTTCATCTTTACGGATACGCTGAAACCAGGAGATTACGTCTCTATCATGCCGATACAGAGTACGGACGGAAGCAACCAGCAGTATATTATCGTTGATAAAATCGTTAGATTGGACGGGAAGTAATGGCGAATCCATTTGAAGCAGTAGAAATAAAACAGTCGGCGGCGGCTACGTTGCCTACTTATAGAGAATATGCGTGGGATTTTGAAAACGACCATTTTATGTATACGACGACCGGAGAACACAAAGTCGTAACGGAGAACGAAGCGTTGAAAGTTTGGGTATATAAAGCGTTGAAGTCTGAACGATACCGCTACCGTGCGTACGATAACGGATACGGTTGTGAACTGGAACAATTTATCGGCAAGGCGAACGACAAGCAAAACGCGATGAAGATAAAACGATACATAAAAGACGGCCTGTTAGTGAATCCCTATATAAAATCGATTGACAATATCGAAGTTACGGCGCAGGAAAACGACGACATGGAAATATCGTTGGAAATTACGACGGTATACGGTAGCTTCGTTACGTCGGTTACGGTTTCATAAATCGAAAGGATACATATCATATGTCATTTGAGATGCAAGATAAAACGGATATACAAAATAGAATTGTATCCAGTATAAAAAAGATTACGGATAAAACGTCCGTCGAAGGATCATTTTCACGCGACGTCATCGATGCCAACAGTACGGAACTGGAAATCGCGTATGCTGAAATGGCGATGATGATGGAAGCGTGCTACGCCGATACCGCTTGGGGCGAATACTTGACGATGCGCGCGAAGGAATACGGAGTCGAACGAAAAGCGGCGACCTACTCCATCGTAATGCTGACGATAACCGGCGCGGCGAACGCGTTCATTATCAAAGGTTCGCTGTTCGCGACGAAAGACAACGTAAAATTCTACACGAACGAAGACGTAACGATCGGTAGTACCGGAACAGCTACGGTAAAAGCGACGTGCGGAACATCCGGAGCGATAGGAAACGTAAAATCCGGCATTATTACGGAAATACCGATGTCAATCGTCGGCGTTCGCGAAGTGACGAATCTGTTGGACGCGTACGACGGTTTCGAGGAAGAAACCGACAAGGAATTATTGGAACGATATCTGACGGTCGTACGTACGCCAGCTACCAGCGGAAATAAATATCACTATTATAATTGGGCCATGGGTATCGACGGCGTCGGTTCCTGTCGCGTGCTCCCGTTATGGGATGGCGCTGGAACGGTGAAAGTAATCATCGTGAATTCAGAAATGGCGACCGCAAGCGCGGACCTCATCAAGAAGGTTTCTGACTACATCGAATCGGTACGTCCGATAGGCGCGACTGTTACGGTAGCCAGTCCGTCGCCGCTTAAAATCAATATCAAGATAACGGGTATTGTTGGTACGGCAGACGTAACGGCATTCAAGACTGCCGTCAATACGTTGTTCAAAGATAAAAACATAGAACTGACGTCCGTGTCGCCGGCGCAGATTGGCGGCCTGTTGCTTCAACAGTCGACCGTAACGGATTATGAAACGATTACGCTGAATGACAGCGCTTCTAAGATTGTGATTGGCGACGACCAGATCGCGGCGGTAGGTGACATAACCATTGGATAATTTTATCAGACAAGACGAAGTAAATATCGGCCGCTACCTTCCTAAATTCCTTCAAAACGATGAACGATTCAATTCTGACTTAATGGCGTTATCGGAAGAACAAGAACGTATGCGGTTGCAATTGATGGATATATTCAACCAGTTCTACGTTGAAACGGCTACGTGGGGGTTGAATCGTTGGGAATCGGTATTAGGTTTGGAATCGAATTCTGCGCTTACGTACGAACAGCGCCGGTCGGCGATTCTGTTGAAGCTGCAAAGCAAGAAAACTAGTACGTACGACTTCATGCTTGAATTGGTACGCCGTTACTACGCTGCCGACGCGGAAGCGACGATTGAAGAAGTCAACGCGCGGTACTTGCTGAATATCATCGCGGAGCGTACTCCGTTTGATATCGCCGGTCTTCGTTCGGCTATCGAAACGTATAAGCCGGCACATCTGGCATATCTGATTATCTACTTGGTGCACGGGAGCACGACGATATATACAGGTATCTATATCCAGCAACACAAAGTAATCAATATAGGAATGGCGACGAATATCGGAACAAGCACGATCTCCGATGCCGTTAAAATACTTGGAGTCGTGCGCACATATAAAACTATTAAGCTAGTAGGTGATAATTAATGGCACAATTCAACGGAATGGTACTGACGACCGTCGGTACAAATATGGCGACGCAGGCGCAGGGCGATAAAACGCTTACGTTCACGAAAGTTGAACTCGGCGACGGAACGCCGGACGGCGACATAAAGTCACTTACGGGATTGAAACATTATGTATTATCGGCCGCCATTACGAAAATCGATGACTCGAAACCG